AAGCAGATGTTCCTTGCTGTAGTCATCTGGTGAATGACTAAGCAGAAGTGGTGAGGTAATACTTGTGCTCACCACTGTGTCTCCGACGGTTTCTTCCTTTTCTGCGTTTATGCATCAAAGTCCGACAGTCGACAGGGGGGTCCTGGACTGTTCGGTTACCGCAGAAAAAAATATTATTTTCCGCTCGGGGGGTCATGCTCGTAACGACTTACGGGGCATTTAATTAATCTGACTCGTGAAACGCGCTGCTTTCACTGATTTTAGCTTGTGGCAAGCTCTGGGCATTGCTGTCCAGCGGGACCTTCGGTCGGGGGAGCCTACGGCTCCCTGAAAGACAAGAAGGATTCATTCTCTTATGCCTTATGCAAGACGTACACGAAGACGCTATGGACGTGTCAAGCGCAAACGTGTCATCCGCAAACGGGGTGGGTTCAACAAGCGCGTCAAGCGCGTCGTCAACCGGATGGTCGAGACCAAGTTCACTTACGTCGACTCAGGTTCTCTCAGCGTCAGTGCCACCGGCAGCTACGTTGCTCTGCTCGCGATGCCAGGGGTTGGTACGGGAGACCAGGAGCGTGTCGGTGACAAGGTCTCTATCCGGAGTCTTCAAACCACCGGGGAATTAGTGGTTGGGGATGCCACGAACATCGTACGTGTGTCGTGCATTAAGTGGAACGTGAGGCAAGCGTCAGCTCCGACTGCGTTGTCTCAGATCTATGCCGATCCTGCTGATTTCTTGAGATCTACCTTCAATGAATACAACTCGGAGGGTCCATCTCCTCTGTTCCGTGTAGTGTTCGACAAGCGCTACTTCCTCGCGACGGGCACGACTGCCCACACGAAGCTCTTCCGTTGGAACTTGTCCGCTAAACAGCTCATAGCTGTAGCTGCACAGAACATGGAACCTGGATTGGGTGTCAATCCTTGGATGTGGTTCCTTATCCTTACGTCGGACTCCGTTGGTGCTGCACACCCGACTATCCACTTTTTGTCAAAGATGTTTTTTAAGGATATGTAAATTTATTAAATCTGCTTTAAATCCCAGAACAATAGCCATTCATCCATTGTGGGTCGAATCTCCACTGGCCGTTCGTCATGCGAAGTAAAGGCCAGTACGGATGAAAAGCGCCTTCGTATAGCGGCATACCTCCCAGCATAGTTGTACCATTCACTTGGGTGAACGTTGGTGCTGATGTAGATGGTAGTAGCCACGAGGGGGACAAATCCTCCTTTAATTGGGACGACGACCTTGTATCGGTCCAAGTAGTTAAGGAGGGAGTTGAGGGGGACTTTGTCGATGCTTCCACTGAAGTCATCAATGAGGAGAGTACTTTCTCCTCGGTAGGGATCGAACCAGTTGTTCGAGATGCAGGTTTTGCAAAAGTCATCGGGATGCTTGTCAACGGGGTAACGAGTCTTTCCGCTACCTGGCTCTCCGTATAGGAGAACCACTGTCGGCGGGGTACGAGCACGTGCTCTAAGCTGTTCACCGTAGAGGGCTGTAAACCCACGATAGTATTTAACAAACTGCTCGGGATGTTCGGCAACGAACTGGGCGTACCCACTGGTCTCAAGTGTTGCGATTGCTTCGCTGAGATCCGTACGGTTACCTTGCCGGGAGATTTCTCCGAATTCGATAAACGCGCCGTCTTTCTTGCAGTAGTCCGCTGCCTGTTGGGGCGTACCGCGACGTCGTTCGAGATGGATTCGGTCTCCGAGGACGAGCTTGATGCGCTGATACGTAACGGAATTCCGGAATTCCGCGTATCCCTGGTAGTGAGGCGTTCCAGTTGTAGGTGCCGTCTCCTGTCCGAAAACTCCGTAGTTGCACGGGAGGGATCGAAGGAGATCGGCGAAGGCTTCTGGTAGGACATCTGGGTTATTAAGGGTAAAGCAGATGTTCCTTGCTGTAGTCATCTGGTGAATGACTAAGCAGAAGTGGTGAGGTAATACTTGTGCTCACCACTGTGTCTCCGACGGTTTCTTCCTTTTCTGCGTTTATGCATCAAAGT